CGCGCTCAGCTGCGTTCTGGATTTCGTTCGGCATGTGTACTCCGTTGCAAATGTTGAGATTATCCCCGCAGTGAGATTATCGCCGCCGGGAATGGTTTGCAAGCAAAACAAGAAAACTCAGGCGGACAATATGGCACTTCCGAGGTTGCCCGGGAAAAGAATTTTGCGAAAAGGGACCCGCTGAGGTTAGAATTAGTGGCGCTTTGGCACGCCATTATGGCAGGGTGCGGGGCTGCTTTCTCACGTGTCAGAATGGCACCACCCTCCAAACCTTAACGCCACACTCACCCAGCTCCGCCTGCACCCATCCCGCCATACGCCATGCCGACAAATACCTCCGCACAGTGCGAGAGCACACCCCGAGGGCCTCAGACAGCTGGGCCGTCGTCAGTCCCTCGGGGTGTCGCCGCAGTGCGACGATCAGATCAATCGCACGCTGGAGACTCACAGCGCCGGCTCCTCGCCCGTCACGTCGCGGATCTCGACCTGCCCGCCTGACTGCTGCTGCTCGTGGATGTCGGCCAGCAGCCGCTCAGCCGTCTTGACGGCCGCCTGCTTGGTGGTGTACTGCTCGCTCACATGCGTCGTTTCGCCATTGCCGGCAACGATGCGCGACCAGTAAGCACCGGGCTGTCCGTCGATCTCGAATCTGTAACTCATGCTTTCACCCTCCAAATGCAAACCGCATAGAACCTGACAGCGAGCCACATAGCCCACCGCCGCCACCTGCTCACATTAGCCCTTTGCAACAGCAGCAGAAACACCGCGTCAGCCACCATTCTATCCTCGGGCGTCTCGCTGCCCTCGCAGATCCTATCGTGCCAGTAAGACGCCTGCCTCAGTTCTGGTGATAATGGGTGCCCGATAATCCATCGCATGTAACGGGGAATACTGGCACCATCCCAGCTGCTGCCCACGTCCTCGGGTCGCGACAGATGCACGCCACCGGGCAGCATATCATGCGCGATGTACTCGGCAACAAATGCCAGCCGCTCACCCTCTAAACACACCGGGAAATCGTCTGCCATTGGTCACTCCTCGATCAATCGGGACGCAATCCCCGGCAGATATCCCAGCACAGCCACAGCCAGCGGGCTGGCCTCCTCGGGATGTTCTGCCACCAACTCTAGCACTGGCCTCAGCCACGTCTGCAGGGCCTCCAGCACCTGCTGCTGTGCTGCCGCTGCGCTGCTGTGCTCGATCGCTCCGGCCAACTGGTTGCGGTACCGATCGCGTTCCCGCGTCAACGTCGTCACCTGCTCCCTCAACTGCTCGATTTTTTGCGCCTCGTCCGCGACCTGTCGCCGAGACATCTCCGCCAGATTGTGCAACGTCGCCAGCCGCTTCCGCAACTGCTCCATCGTCTCCGGCTCGCTGTCGCTCGGCTGCTGTTGTGGCTCGATGCGTCGGCGGTATTTGCGCTGCCATCCGTCGCGTACCGTGACGCCAGTGTTCTCAGTGTACGCCCATACGTTGTGACCGTCGCGGAACACATCACCCGGCCGCAGAATCTCACCCACCTCAACATCCCGCCAGCCCGGCCCGCTCGGGTCGTCTGCCTGCTGTGTCTGTTCGTCGCTCACTGCTCATTCTCCCTCTGAATCTGCGGTTCTGCCGCTGCAAAACTTTTTGCTGCCGACCAGACCCGATCAGGCTCCAAATTGCCACCGTATTCCGTGCTCATGATCGCCAGCGCAAACCGCCGTGTCAGTTCCTGCCGCTCCTCCTGCTCTGGGGTGATGCTAGCGTCCGACCACTCACCGCAGCGGTCTATTCTGTGTGTCACCGGGAAAGCGTCATCAATCCCAGCCATTGGCGGTTGCCTGTGACACAATCCGCTGCCTGTTGGCCCTGCGGCCCACCACCTGCAATTCCCACACCTTCGCTCTGTCATCGTCACACCCTCCCCTCAAAATCCCACGTACCGAAAAATCTCCCTCGGCATACACCGAAGGGTGTTCAGGCAATGCACGCGCATCGCCTGCTCCGTCACTGGCCGGCCCAGCTGCCGCTCGACCTCGCTGAGGAAGTCGCGCCACCGTGGCCGCTCGAATCCCATCCTGAGCCACTCCTGATGCCGCCGCAGAATCACCGCGACCTGCTGCAGCTGCTCCGCGCTCAGTGGCTGCAATGCCTCCGCTGGCCTACTCATCGTAACGACTCCTTGCCATCCTCGGGTCATGCACCAGCTGCACCTCGACCGGGTCTGGCACCCAGCCGTAGCCCTCGGCCTCGCGCTCTGTGATCACCGCCGCCTTGCGTCGCTCGACCTCGCGGAGATACGGGGCCAGCCGTGGTGAGTCGCCGCTGCAGTGGCTGAGAGCCTCAAACAGCTCGTCGGTCATTGGGGCCGTGTAACCGCTGGCCTCGAAGGCGTCGAGCACCTGCCGCCACTTGCTGTGGCTCATGCGTTGAACTTGCATTACACCTCTCCCAAATTCATGGCCTTCATCACTGCCCTCACCGTGGCCGCCGTCGGCCGCGAAGGGTCTGCCTGTGTCACCTGCGTCGACCGCTTGCTCTGCTCGGTCTGAATGCGAATCACCAGATCCCCCAACTGCGGAAACGGGTCGCCGCTCAGTGCCAGCATCGTCCCGCAATACTCCACCAGCTCAACCGGGAAGCAGCTGAGGGCTGTCACCCACGTCATGGCCTGCGCCTCCGAGAACTCCACCCGCTTGGAATGGCAGAGAAAAATGAGCGTCCGCGAAATCCTCACCGAGGAGCTTCGCGAAGGCGTTTCGGTTGTTGCTTTCTCGCTGCTCGTTTTTTGTGGGCTGCTGCCCTGTGCGACCGTGCTGCTCACTCTGAGACTCCTCAACCAGATTCAGATAACCTCGAGACACCGAAAAAGACACCGCCTCCAGAAACCTCTGCGGACCGAGCCGCCCTGCCCTCGCCCACCATTCCTGCAGCTGGGGGCTCGACGGCAGTGGCACCCGCGTCGGGTCCTTCTGCTGCAGATGCCGGAACCACCTGCGAGCTGCTGCCATGACGTCGGGATGCTGCATCCGCTCCGGCACGATGATTTGCTCGCCGGGGCCATCGAGATCGGTGACGACTGAGCTCGCCGGGGTGGTGGTCACTGGAGTGACTGGCGGGTCTGCTGCCGCAGAGTCGTCAATCGCGCGTGCGTGCGTGCGTGTCTCTATATCTGTTTTATTGTTCTTCTCTTCTCTTCTCTTCTCTGGTAACGGTGATGTAACGCCAGCAGCGTTACACTGGCGTTTCACTTTCGTTTCAGCAGCCCCAGCAGCCCTGTGCTTCTGCACTCGTTTGGCCGTCAAAGCCCGCTGTTTTGCGGTTTCGCCGTTGTGTCGCTCAAAATTGACAAACTGAACACCGCCCTCAGCCTGCTGCAGCCATCCAGCCTCAACCATGGCCGCAGCAAAACCTGTAACGCCGCTGATACGATCCAGTAACGCTTTTGTAACGCTGCGAGCGTTACCGTCTGTGGTCTGCTGGTCCGCCCAGACCCAGATCCGCACCAGCTTGCCGACCACCGCGTCAGCGTCAATCCCGAGAGTCTCTGCGATCTGCCAGACCTCGGGCTTGTCTGGTGTCACGTGCTCAATTTTGATCCAGTCTCCAGCCATAGCTCACCTGCAATAAAAAAGCCCACCTCGGAACAGGTACGAGCTGCTCCGGGTGGGCTTGTCCGGCACTGGGCCGGGAATCTCATGCGTGGCAGTCTCGTACACCGCCGCCCACATCATACCGCCTGATCAGATTACGTCCACAATAACCAGGCCAGATCCCGCGTCGAGGCGCTGCTGTGGTTGTGACTTGGCCGGCGGAGCCGGCACCTGCCCCATCGAATCGACGTCGACCTCCAGCGCGTGCAGCCTGTCCCGCAGTGTCGCGACAGTGCCCTCCAGCGTCGAGATCCGCAAGATCGCGTCCTGCAGATGCTGCTGCAGGGTCTCCGCTGGTGGCTGGTACACCCGCAGCCGGATCTGCTTGCTTGCTGCCTCGATGCTGGCGACTGCCTGCATGACTCCGCTGAGGGCCTGGCCGATCTGCTCCAGTTCTTGGTCTGTGTTCATTGCTGGGCCTCCTCTTTTTCGCTTAAATCAGTCTGCGGAACAACATGCAGAAGCACTTTGAAAAGCCAGTTTTCCATTCTGCTCACCTTGCTTGCAACAGATGCCAGCGTCTGCGTCCATTCCAGCGTTTTTTTCACGTCAGCCTGAATGGCCAGTGCCCTGTCTTTCGCCAGCTGGGCCTGCTCATGGGCCTGCCGATGCAGCCCCCTGTATTCCGCCAGCCCGCTCGTCGTCAGTGTCTGTTCCAGCTGCTCGATGCGATCAAGCACAGCCTGCATGTCGGGACCGCTGGCCGGCTCCTGCGTTTTGCTCCCTGGTGGCCCAGCGTACCCTCTTTCCAGCCTTGTTGCCGGAAGAAACACGTCACGCCACTTGAGCCCGAGCTTCTGTACAGACCATTCCAATTGATCAAACGTAACTGTGATGCCCTTCTCTGCAAGAACCCCGATCAGCGACTGGCAGGACTCCTTAACCTTGGCGTCCGCACACCTGATCACCATCGCATCAACCCGTGCGGTTGTCTTTCTGTCGAGCTTGGTTGCCTGTTTTTTTGTCGTCATTAGAACTCTCCCTGCATAATGCGTTGCCTGATCGTCGTGAGCTTGCCCAATGTCACCCCCTGCCGTTCCGGATGCCGCTGGTGATGCTCGATCAGCACCGTCTCCAGCAGCTCCAGCAGATCCATCGGCCTCAGCTGCAGCAGACTGTGCAGCAGATCGCTGGCGTCCTGCCGCACCTCCGGGCCTGCCTTTGGCTTCTCGGCCCGTGGCGTCGGCACCACATGCTGAGGGACCGCTGGCCGCTCGTGGTCGTAGCTGTAGTCGTCATCGTCGTCGACGTCATCGCCGGGGCCGTCCTCCTCCAGCTGTTGCACCTGATCCGGCACCACGTGCCGCACCGTGACAGCCGGCTTCGGCTCGGGCCGGGGCTCCGGCTTGGGCTTGCCGCTGCCCTTGGCCTCGACGATCAGTGCGACCGCCTGCCGCAGTGACTCCGGCTGCCGCTGCTCGAGAAGTCCACGGTTGGCTGCCAGCTGCATATACCGCTCGGCTGTCCGACCGCTGTGCTGCCAGTCCTCATCCAGCCACTGGAGCCACCTGCCGTGGCCGAGCTCAGCCTTGACGGCCTGCAGAGCCTCGCCGCACTCCACAGCGTACCAGACCACCTGCTGGATAGCCTCTTGGCACTCGCTGGCGAGATGGTTCGCCCGCTGTGTCAGCTCCTCGATTTCGCTCGCCCGCGTGGGCAGCTTGCTTTTGCTCATCATTCCTCCCCTTCAAGAAACCACAAACAAATCAGCATGATGGCCACAATGGCCACCGATGCCGCCGGCACACCCGCCGCGAACCCGAGCCAGAATGCGTCATTGGTCGTCATACATGGCATCCACTACGTAAGAGCCCTCGAGATCGGCCAGAATCGACCGCACGAACCCGACCACATTGCCCACGGCATAGCCCAGCACCCACAGGCAGAGGCCAGCCAGAGCGAGCTCAGTTGTCATTGCCGCCTCCTTCAATTCGTGCCACCAGAATCGTCGGGTCCAGCTGCGCCGAGTGCACTACTGTAATCACTCGATGCCTGCGCTCTGCTGGCGTGCTGATGGCCGCCTCCAGCTCTTCGCCCTGCCGCGGCAGGGCTGTAAACCCGAGCCGCTTTGTCTGCGTGCCGTCTGTCACCATTGCCCAGATCACGTCTGCCCCTCCACATAAGCCGCAATCGCCTGCCACTCCCGCACAGCGTCGGGCTGATCGTCGGCGTCGATGTCCGTGATGGCCGCATAGGCTGCCTCTGTGGCTGTCCGTGCCGCCGCGATGTCGCCATCATTCAGGCTGACATAGATCCCTCGCAGCGCCACCACCAGCTTGTGCTGCGGGCTGTACCGCTCGGCCCACGTCCGCCCGATGGTCCGGATGTCGGCCAGATTCTCGACCCGTCTGGCGTCGTCCTGAGCCACCGAGGATTCCTCGGCAGTCACCGGCTCCGGCTGCGTCTCGATCACCTCGGGGATGGCCGCCGGCTTCGGCTGCCGCCGGGCTCGCGCCTTGGTGAGGATAGCCGCCGCCTTCGTCTGGGGCTGCTCAGCATTGTCAATCCGGGCCGGCTCCACCTGCACCGCCGGCATCTCCGCCGGAATGTCTTGCAGCTCCTCGGCCGACCCCATGCCGCGGAGCACATCGGCGTACAGGTTGCGGAGCGCGAAGGCCCTCGCTCGCATGGCCAGCATCCGCATCGGGTACTGCGTCCACGGGCCCTGCTTGCCCCACAGCTGGGCCCGCTTGGCGTCTGCCACGCTGAACGTCGCTGTCACCTCGGGCTCATTCCGCCGCTTGGCTGTGCAGATGGCCGTCTCACCGTCCACCGCCTCCTGCATCCACTCCCAGTCGGAGCAGCTGCGACAGACTGCGAGGAGCCCGTCGCCGTAGAGCCCTGGCATCCCATTCACCACTGCGACCGACTGCATTGCCTGCAATGGCTGCATCCCGAACGACTCGCCGTAGGCCATGGCCACCAGCACATTGGCTGGCTGGCCGTGGTAAGCCTTCGGCACCAGCGTCGACTTGGCCAGCATCTCAGCCACCTTGATGGCCTGCTCCATCGTTGTTGCCGTCAACCAGTTGCCGGCCTTAATCAGCTCACTCATCACTTCTGCCCCTTGAGTAAAAACCTACGACTCACACTGGCGACAGTACACTCCGCCGCCTGCTCCGGATACCTCTGCCGCAGCTGGCCGAGATCCAGCCGGCTGCTGCTGCTGCTCTTCCACGTTGCCAGCACCGCATCGCCGTCGCACAGCTGCTCGCCGTCCTGCATGTGCAGCTGGATCTCGAGCTTGAGATGCTCCTCCTCCTGCTCCAATGCCTTCAGCTGCGCCCGGACCGCCGCCAGCTGCCTGACCGACTCCAGCACCGCTGGCGTCGCATCGACACGACTGCCTTGCCGTGACTGCCGCCACCGCTCAGCCGCCTCGCTCGTGCTGTACGGGCTCGGCTCCACTCCCTCGATCACATGGCGGGCCCACCACTCATTCAGCTCGGCCACAAGCTCTGGGTACTCGCTGGCCGGCTTCATCGTGTAGATGCTAACCTCGGGCTTCGGGTCCGACAGGAACATGACGGCCAAATCGGCGAAGTCCCTGCCGCTGACATAGAGATAATGCTGCACCTGCAACCAATACTGCTCCGGCACATCATCCGATCCCGGCTCGCCCCAGCCGTCACGACTCCGGGCGGTCTTGGCTTCGACGATGCGATGCTTGGCCGTGGCATCGACGTTGGCTATCAAATGCTGGTGCACCTCGTGCCGCCACAGCAGATGCGACCGCCGCACCGGCACCCCGGTCTGCTCGCTGTACAGCCGCAGCACCTCGGGCTCGAGTATGGCGCCGAGCAGCATAGGCATCGTCTGCCGGTCCTCCGTCGAATCCGTGGTTTTGTCCAGCCAGACCTGCCTCGGGCTCTTCCACGGACTCAACCCAAGGACCGCCGCCACGTCTGAGCCACCAATGCCGGACCGTCGCCGGGCCAGCCATTCCTCGCGCGTCAACTCGCTCATCGTCGCATCTCCCACAGGGTTTTAATGACTGCCAAATACGCCGACCGAGCACCCTCGGCCCGGTTGTCCAGTGCCGTGTGGTCCTCCTGCAGATCCCGCAGGGCCTCGCGTGAGTTGTCGAGCATCCCCTCGAGCCGTGCCGTGTACTCTGCAGTGTCAGCGTCGGCAGTGTTCCGGATCTCGGACTGCTGCAGCTCTACTCGCAGTCGCTCGATCTCCGCCTGCAGCCGCTCGACCTCAGACCGCAGTCGATCGATCTCGGATGTCTGTTGTGTCAACGTGGTTCGCAATAGCTCGATCTTGGCTTGCTGGTCCGGCTGTGGCCTGTCCGGAAACGGCCCGATGTGCTCCACCAGATCCTGCTCGCTGCAGCCGCCATAACGACCGTAAAAACTTCCGTTGTCTGGATAACGCGTGTCGCCGTCCGTCCACTGCTGCCCGTCGTGCGTGATGACAAGTCGCTGCCCCGACCGATTCCGCCAAATACCCTCGCGCAATTGAACACTCACTGCACACCCCCATTCTGCCTCTCATCCACCAGCTCAGTCCGCAGAATGCTTACGTCCCGCGGTGCCGACAGATGCAGCCTGACATAATCCCCACGCGCAGCGATCACCGTGACCACCACGTTATCCCCGATCGAGATCTGTTGCCCCGGCTTGCGCCCGAGCACCAGACCCCGCCCGAGATCCCTCACCTGTTCCGATCTCATCTCAACACCTCCTCTACAATAGCCCAGTCCCTCGGTCTCCAGCAGTGCCATCCGCTGTACTGCTGCTGCTGCATGTCGCCAGTGATGGCCGCCCTCCAACTCATCTGGTCCTCTCTCAGCTGTCCCTTGTCCGCCTTGAGCTCGACCAGCAACAGCCGCCCGCGTCTGGCCAGCACCAGATCCGGGAACCCGGCATGGCCTGCGATGGGCGTCCTGTACGTCTCCTTGCCTCGCACCCGCACCCGGGCTGGCCGAGTGTGATGCACCCGCCAGCCTCGCAGGGTCGCGTATTGGATCACCTGGCGTTGCCACTCAGCCTCTGTCATGGTGCCTGCCTGGCATCAGCCGCACACTTGCGAGCATGCTCGAGTGCGTCCTCCAATCGCTCGAAGATGTCATCCGTCCAGTCGTCGTAGATGCGATAGCCGCCCTCGACGTGCTCGACACAGCAGCCCGCTGGATTGCGGGCGGTGCACAGTGCCGCGCCCAGTGCCGCCTCAATTTGCTCGACCTCTGACTGACTCATGGTTGCCCCTCACTCACTCAACCGCGGAAATCCCCGCCAGCCAGTCCGGCGGGGATGCCTGATTGTCACTGCTGCAGATCCCGATGGACTGCCCGCCAGTCGACTCGCACGCCTGGCACATAAACCCGGGCGGAAATCTGAGTGCCAACGCCTGCCACCAGCCACCCGCGCCGCCGCGCCATCAGACCAAATGCACGCCAGCCCTGACATACCGATTTGCCGCCGGCCGTGCAAAACCAACCGCCGCCGTTGCGCTGCACGCCGGCAACGTCCGCAATCACCTGCAGCATGTGTGGGCTATCCATCGTTCGTTCCCCTCGCTGACAAATCGCTGACAAATCGCTGACATGAAAATCCCCGCCGCACTGTGCAGCGGGGGGATGTGTCAGAATCAGACCGTCCGCAATCGCACGCATCCGAGAGCATCATTGCACGCTGTGTATTTCCTCGAATCCTGTGCGTCGGCCAGATCGCCGGTCAAATCTCCGTCCTCGTCGACCAGCAAAAACCAGCCCTCACAGCACGGGGCAGTGTCCGCCAACTCGCGGGTCAACTGCTCACCGATGTGCTCCTGTGCCCAGTCCTGCAGCGAATCGCGTTCGGTCCGCTCACGCTCAACACTGCACAGGGCTTTCGCTCCGGCGTCGTTTGCTGCGTCGGCCTCATTCTCCCAAATCAGCAGTCGGTCGCGTTCCCACTCACCACGCACCAACTCGTCTGCGTCGTATCCGCGGTCAGCCAGCAGCACTTCGGCATGAATCGCGGCTTCGGTATCGTTCGGAAAGCTACCCAGCAGTTCGGTTTCGTTGCCGGAAGTGAATCGGATGGTGTAGTCGCTCATTGTTCCGCGTCCTCTGTCAGATCGTCTCGTCGTCCTGCGTCGCACTGTGCGTCGCGTGTCTGAGTAGATTATCGGCGGCGTTAACCTGACGCAATAGCAGGGCGCGGCGATTTTCAAAGATTTCTCAAACTCGCCTCACGTGGCGGATTTGTCGGGGCGCGTTGCCCTGCGCTCCGTCTGCTGCAGCGACCGCAGATCGCGATCCGTCAGCAGCCTAGTCGAGCCCACCACCTGACCCAGACCCAGTTGGCCGCAGAGCTGCCGCACTCGTGAGTGTGACACTCCGAGCTGCTCTGCTGCCTGTCTGGTGGTGATGATGGTAGTTGTCATGCGTGGCATGTTATCGGCTGCGTGAGATGTTGCAATGAGAAAATCAGTAGACCGGCACCGCCACCCGACGGCGCAACACCAGCGAGCCCTCCAGCTCGACCTGCTGATCGTACTCCGTGCCGTGCTGCTCACTGCTGACGATCTGCCAGGTGTAATCGTCGGCTGCCCGCAGATCGCTCCCGCCGTCGGTGATCTCGATCGAGATCCGCAGCGTCTGTGATGCCCCTGCCCCAGCCTGCGTGAGTGCCGCCACAGTGCCTGTGATCGCTCCTGCCGGCTGCACGATGCGAGCCGCACCCCATGCCAGATTTGCCAGCCCGATCCCATCGAGCCGCGTGTAGATCGCACCGCCGACGTCTGTGATCGTCACGTCGATCTGCGTGCCGCTCCGCACCCGGCAGTCGTCGCCGGCCCACAGGGTGATCTCGCCGGCTGCAGAGACTCGGCTGCTGACGCTGACAGTGGTGCCGGATAGGCTGGCCGCGATCCCGTCGACGGTCCCCTGCACCTCCAGCAGCGTCGTCTGCGATGCGTCGCCGGAGCCACCGCCGCCGCCTGAGTTGTCACGGATGGCCTCGAGGGAATCCGTCGTGATCGTGTATGTCGCTCCGGCTGTCGTTGCTCGGATCTCCGTCTGCGTGGATGCGTCTGCCGCCTTGCCTGCAAGTGCTCCGAGCCATCGGCTGAGATAGGTGATGCCGGAAAACAGCGTCGCTGTGATGCGCCCGAGCAGTGTTGTCAGGTCTGACTGCACAGCTGCGACTGCGGAGCTGGTGGCCAGTCCTGCCTGAATGTCCGCGATCGCGTGCACGTGGCTGGTGGGGTCGATCAACACCGTATCACCTGCTGATGGTGCCGTCACCAATGCCTCTTCCAGCGTCACCGTTACCGTGCCGTCGCCGTTGTTCACGGTTAACAGAATCGGGCTGTTCTGCTCTTGGCTCGCCCCACTATTCATCCATAGCACAGAGTGCTCAAGTGCTCCTGTCGGGTAGTTCGCACCTGAGATTCGGAACACGGTCGTGGTTGGTGTTGGCGTGGCAAGAATCGTGCCTTCAATAACGGTGTTACTTTTCCTCAGAATGTCCATCAGCTTGCCAAATGTGCCCGCTGTGGTGTGCTGATTGTACGCCTCATCCCACACCGCATCCGCAATCGCTCCGACTGTTGGCGGTGTGGTGTAACTTGCCGTCGGCAACGGCATACCCGTCACCGTCACGCCGCCCCACTGATCCGTGTTTGCTGTGACTCGTGCCGTCACTGATCCGACGGCCCCGGTCACACTGCCGACCGCACCCGTAACAGATCCCACAGCCCCGCTCACACTCGCAACCTGCTGCGTCGTGCTGATTGTCGTCCCGCTCAGGTTTACGGTCGTGGTTGCTGCCGTAACCTTACCCCAGTCCACGCCGCTGTAACCTGCGGTCGCTGATGCTGACGTGACGATGCTTTTCGATGCCGGTATGCAGCCCGTTTTGTATGCCACCACAACAAACGCCGTGTAATCCGTTTCGGCCTGCGTCGGTGTGTAATAAACAATGCCGCTCAGCGAACCATACGACACAGTGCCGCCGCCTGCAGTCTCTGCACCGCCCTCAACCCGCACCGCGACAGACACGCCGGATGTCTGCACAGCCCCGTCGCTGATCTGTACGACTGCACCAATCTCTATTCGTGGCGGACTGGCTGCATTTCTGGGATAGCTCATAGCGTTCCGCCTCCGATCACCTGACCACGATTCACGAACAAATAGGATTTGACTGCTGCCGCCGGAACCCGAAACGCATAACTCCGCCGCTGTGGTGTCAGCAATCGCCCGAGACCGCCACGGCCCGCCTGATACAATTGCCACACCTCCGGTGCCGTCAGTGCTCGATTCCAGATCGCCACCTCGCCAATCAATCCGTTTTGGTAGCCCTCTGGCGTAGAGTCCGCCAGCAGTCTGCCAATCTCAAACGGATTGCTGTTGCTGAGCACCACTGTGCCCGTGCCTGACGTGCCACTGTTTTTCTGCAACCCATCGACTGAGATTGACCACACGTTACCAGCCTTGCGCCCAACAACGTGATACCACTGGTTCGTGCTGATTGCGCCGGATGCACCCGATGAAATATATGCTCCGGACCCCTCGCGACCATCAAAGCTAAAGCCCGTGGCTGTCGCTCCGTACAGCAGGAATCCCGGTTGATTTGAGCGGTATTTGCCCAACTCGAAAAACGTTGTCACTCGCGTGTATAGCCACGCCGAAACCGTCAGGTTAATCGCCGTATTAAGCCCCGGCGGATTGCCGAATGTCACATAGTCATTCGTGCCGTCAAAATCCAGTGCCCACCCGCCCGACGTGCCAACCCAGTCGCTGCCAGCGTCCATATTTGTCAGCGTTCCATGCTGGCCCCGTCCGCTGCGGTCGAGCAACCTGTAACCGCTCGGCCCCAGCGTTGGACACCATGCACCAATCAGACCTTGTAGGATGGTCTTACTCATTGGATTTGCGGGTACTCGCCAATATAAGACAACTCGTGATTGCCTGCCGTGCTGTTAAGATTGACCCCGGTATTGTGCACAGCGAACAGAACAACCTTGCTCGGCAGGCAGCCACCAAATGCACCGCGAAGGCTCACGCCTGAAAAATGATATGTGCGGTCGCTGGTGTTGTTCGTGCTCATGATCGCGACCTGCTTACAGATCGCGTTTTTTATGTCGCTACTGGTAATCGTTTCGCCGCTCGTTGTTCCGTCGAAAACGTCCGGCCAGTTTGCCCCGTCCCATGCGACGGCCCAGACCTCAATTTGTCGTGATGCCGTTGGGCTGGTGCCTGTTGTCACTTTCCCGGACAAAATGAAATCGGTGTAGCCGTCCGTGGTGTTGTCGATAACGCTTGACTCGATGCCCGCCAGCAGATTCGTGTCACTTGCGAGCGATGCCACGGCACAGGTTAACGTGGTCTTGCTGCCGTATTTAATCAGCACATTGTTGGGCATTACGCACCCCCTGCAATTGCCCGACGGGCATTCCTAACATAACCGATGCCAACCTCGCCGATGTCGACGGTGTCAACCCACGGGACCGTTTTGACGGCCAACGCCGCGATTGCGTCTGCGTCTGCCTGTGTCAGCAGGTTGTGCTGGATCAGGATCGCGGATGCTGCAGAGACTGCCGCGTTCTGGATGTCGATCGTGTCATCGGCCTCCAGCAGTGCCATCAGCGTTGCGCAGGCGTCATAGGGTGGCTCTGGTGCTGCGGTGTTGTCACCAATCCGCTTGATTGCGGCCAACTTGCCACGGCTCGCCAACGTCAGCCGGATCTGCTGTGCCGGGACTGGCGCAGACTGCTGCACCGTCTTGGCGTTCACCGCGTCCGCCGCCTGTTGGTCCGTCAGCCCTGCGTATTGCGGCTGCTTCAGTTCGTCGATCAATGCCTGCTCATTCATTGGCTGTTGCCTGTTGCTGTGGTCGTCGCATTGTCATGTAAACCGCCCTGGCATTCGTGGCCGCCAGCGTCAGTTGCCGCCGCGCATTGTGCACCGCATCAGAGCCGCTGGCTCCGAGCCAGTTGGCCCCGCCCGGTCCATTCCTCCGGCACAGCTCCAGCTGCTGCAGCAGATCCCCAATCTCCTGAATCAGCTTGTCCAGCTGGTTGCCCTTCTCCTCCAGTACATCCGCGTATAAGTGACACGGATCGACCGTCTGAGAACCGGGTAAACTCGATGACTCGGCCTCCGGCTGTTGTGATTGTGTCTGCTCTGGTGACGTAGACTCTGTCATACTCCTGCACCTCCGTTGATTGCTTCGCCTCGACCATGACCCGCAGCTGCTCATTCACGCGCACCGCATGGACGCCCCAGCAGCTCAACACACCGGGAGCCAGCACCAGCAGCGCTCGACTGAGAGCCACCGTAACAATGCTCTGTGGAGTGATCCTGAACACCGCCACGCCCAGCCCAAAACAGGCCCAGCCCACGGACATTGCCTGCCAGAATTCGCCGGTCAAATCAGCCATGATAACCCCAGACATACTGCGAGGACGACGATTGACAGCGCGATGGCAAGGACCACCCACACCCACGCGCTGCCAGTGTAATCGAGAAACGTCTGAGCAGTCTCCTCGGAGATGTCAGCCTCAAGGCCAGGCGCGTCGATCTGGATGGCTCGCCTGTTGCGAGTCGTCTGTCGTTTGGCCGGCTTGTCTGGCTGCTGCTCATCATCGCTCATTCTTGCGACCTCATCGGTGTCTGCCAATATGCACGCCGCAGATAGTACACCGCGCTGTAGTAAACCCCAACCACGGAAACAGGATCGCCCAATATCATGGGCCACCAATGCCCGGATCTGGCACTGGCTCACCGCTCGTCAGCATCATCGTCAACCGCGTGTCAGCAGATCCGAGATCGACAATGGCCCTTGCGTCTGCGTCCGTCAGGGCTGAGCCAGTGTCCTCGACGAAAAACTGAATCGGGCTGGTCGTGCCCCAGCCGCTGACCGCCAGCAGTTCATCAACAATGGCCAGCACATCGAACGACAAGAATGACCCCGTGCCGGTCGTGGCGTCCTTGTAGGCCGTCGTCTTGGTCCGGTTGTCGAGCGTATCCCAATCGGTGATGTTGCCGCTCTGGTCGCCGCTGTACTTGATGCCGTAGACTCTGATCGTCCTGCCGGGTATCCACTGCACCAGCCGGAGCACCAGCATGGCATACTGCAGATCGGCAGTGCTGGCGAGATCCGCTGCCGGCGTCGTCAGGTAGGCCCGGAACTCGTAGGGGTTGGCGCCGGTCCGCGTCGTCAAATCGTCGAAGCCGATTGATGGCAGGGCCGTCTGAAGAAAGTCCTCATCGGCTCCAGCATCGCCGCTGAATGCATGGCCGCTCACTGTCTCACTCAGCCGGGGCCCGTCCTTGCTGGCATAGTAGATGTCTGCTGTCCCGCTCGTGACTCGCAGGTACAGCTGCAGCCCGGCCAGTGGCCTCGCGATCTGGTAGAGCCCTGCGTCGATGGGAGTGCCTGCCGCAGCCGCCGCTGGCTCCGCCGCCGCCCAGGTGAATTCCACCGCACCCGTGCCGTCGACGGTGAATGACTTAACCTCGTCGCTGCTCCAGTCCGTCGCCGTCCACCAGTCGCTGTCCAATGCGTGCTCTATCATGGCGTGTATGGCTCCACTGTCACCGTGCTCGGGAAATCGTCATAGAGGCCATCCCATGCTGTGGGGCTGCCCGCTCCGTGTATGTCGGTCCATCCGCCTGAGCTCGTGCCGACGTTGCCGGCCACCCGGCGGAATACGGTCGCCACAGATGGGTCCCACTTGCCCGCCGCCATGCCTGCACCACTGGGCAGAATCAGTGGCTGATAGTCGCTCGTGTCCTCGGGGAGATACCAGGCAAACCCAGTGCCCGGAGCCGTTGCTGTGCTGCGCTTGTAGATGACGATGAAGGGCGTCTCTTGGTTCCAGTGAAACCACATCTGACCATTGGTTGGCGTGTTGGCGTTGTCGGTGAATCTCAGATAGCCCGCCTCGTATACGTCCCATCCCGACTGGCCGACGGTGTTGAGAGATGTCGCACCAGCTGGGCCGTCGGCATCGAATGTAAACTCGAGCGGGCCCGTCGGGCCGTAGCTCGCATGACTGCCGATGATGGCCGCTGGGTTGCCGGGCCTGAGATCCAGCCATGCGATCTGGTCGATAGGTCCCGGCGTTGTTGCGTTGTCGACCGTGATGCGGATCTTAAACCAGAGATCTACCTCGACCGTCTTGGCGTTGTCGGTGATGTCCGTGTCCCATGCGATGATGCCATAGGTTGTGGGTGACGTGCCCTCAAACAGCCGCCCCGTAACTGGTACGATGCCGGTCTCGTCCGTGCCGTCGAGCCACAGCCGGCCATGCGTAACGACGTACTGCACAGCACCTGCAAACAGCCGCTGGGGCCAGCCCTTGACGATGATATTGTAATCGCCCGGACCGTAGCAGAATGGACACACTGTCTCATTGCTCGCGAAGGCCCTGCCGAAGCTCAGCCCCTCGCTGCGATAGTCCGGCAGATGGAATGCCGGCGGGAGTTTGTCGGACCTCGCCGAGGCTATCGGGGCCTGTGTCCCGCGTGGCGCGTTGAGCTGGTACAATGGCGGGTCAAACTGGTTGCCGCCGATCCTCGCACCTCGGGCCGCATCGTATGGTGTCGGCGCCTGATACAGCGGAGCCTGGCGCGGGAGATCCTGCCGACCATAGACGCCTTGATAGCCCGAGCCCCACCCGTCGATCTTCAGGCGCACCGCGTTCGGGTAGAATGTCCGCACCGACTGCCCGGTATTCACGGAATCATCGAATGGCAGATAGTAGCCCTGGGCCCCGTGGCTTGTGCGAATGCCGCCCGTGCTGCCCTGCGTGCGCCACGTGCCCCATGCCCACGTCGCATTCTCGTTCTCGCGCTCCGCCTCCAGCATCTGGACGAATGCCAGATCCCGCCAAAGCTCGCCCCGTGTTGCCGGGTTGCCTTGCGCTGGCCTGCTGACACAATACCCCAGCTTGCCGCATGGCTCAGCGTAGCACTTGGTACCGCTTGCGATTGCCCTCGGGCCGACATTCAGCACCCCGATTCTGCAGCCCGTGTCTGTGATCGTCGTGCCGTTGATAGTGAGGATCTTGCACTGCACTGGCACAGTCGCCGCCGCCGGCATCTGGGCCGTAGCCTCGACCAGCAGCCGGCCCAGTCCTCGGGGCTGCGTGGCCATGCTGCCGGCTTGCTGCGCGACTGAGCCGAGCAGCCGACTGAGGGCCGCCGCCTTGTCCCGCGTCATGCTCAGTCGTCGCCGGTCGCTCATGTCTCCACCACGCACCAGCCGAATGTGCTGACCCTGCGAGCGATGCGTCGCCCTGTCGTGCTGACTGCCGTGCCTGTGGCTGACCGCACCTGCACGCGCTGCCGCGTGTCCGTCCACGTCGAGCCGTCGAGCGTGTAGATTCGTGCCCACACCTGAGCCACTGAGCCGGCTGCGATGGCCGTCTCCAGCTGCACCACCAGCGCATCACCGCTGCGGATGACGCCGGGCTGCACCGCCCCGAGGGATGCGTCGCCGGTCGAGCGGATCAGCTGGCCGACCGCCGCCGCTTGGTCTCGTGTCACCAATATCGGGCGCGTGTCTGTCATGGCTGGTTGTTCGGCAGCGGAAGCGATGACCAATCCGCCGAATCCTCGAGAACGAACTGGTTGACTATGACACCGCTGAGCCAGATGGCTTTCGGGCTCAGCACAGTGACTGTGGTATAGGCCGCCCCCTCAAGCTCAGCCACCGATGACGACGTGACGCTCTTGATGCGGGCCTCCAATGGCCGACCCTTCGGGCCTGCACCAAATACCCGCACCAGCGCCCCGACATGCGTGGCCGAGTCGAAGGCTCCTGTGGACAGCGTGAGGGTTTTCGAACCGGCTGAAATGTATCCCGTGCCGAGCTGCGTGGCCGACAATGTCGGCACCTTTGTGGCCTGCCCCACGGCATTCAGCCAGATCTCGCCGCCGGTCTGCTGCTGCTCCTCCGTCTGAATTGGCCGCTTGATGATGCGTCGATTGCTGGCCGTCGTGCTGTCGTATGTCGCCTTTGTCCCGTCCACCCACGGGGCTGTGCTGCCCGTGCGCGTCTGGTACACCAGCTCATTCGGTCCCTTGTTGGGCAACAGGACATAATAGCCGAGAGGATTGATCTCGATCGTGTAGCTGACCGGCCAGTACAGCGCGCCGTTCTTATCGCGCTCCGGCTCGTCTGGCAGCTCGACATCGCGAAGGGCGCACGTGCCGGCCTCGTAACTCCGCCCGTGGATTGTGACCGCCGCCGCGTTGATGGTGTCGGACAGCTCGAACACCCAATCGGGGAACGTCGCCGCGTTGTAGGTGACGTTCACCGTGCGGGTCCGGACCTTGCGAGTGAGGCCTTCGTAGAGATCGCCTGCCGAGTTGACCAGCGGGTAGCCCCGCGTGTCGTAGAATGCCGGCACCTCGATCGATGACGACCTCATGCCACCTCTCACGCGCTGGCTGTTATACGCCGCATCCTCGCGGGTGGTGATGGCTGTGCTATAGCGGACCTCCACATACCACAGCGTAAGCACACCGTCATCGTGATCTGCCGACCGCTCGACGACAATGGCCGATGTCCGCTCCGGGTGGCTGGCACCTTTGGCTGGGATGCCTGTGGCCGTGACGACAGCCGTGATCGTCTCCGTCTCGGAATCCGTCCGCACCTCCCACACATCGACGACGGTCTCTGAACCGTCCTCGCTCTGCTGCCACTTGCCCCGCCTGTAGAGTCGTGCTGTCGCTGCCATTGGTCACACCTGGAATGCTAAATACCCGCGTTCGGTCACTGCCAATAATCGCTTCTGGATCTCCCTTTGCTCGATCAGCACCTTCTGCTGCTGGGCTGTCAGCGCTCCGGCCTGATTGATGATGCGACCGAGAGCCGCGGCACCGCCCGCCGTCCGCAGATCCTGAGCCGGGCCGGCCTGCTGCACCGCCTTGTCGACACGCGTGGCGATGTCTGCCGATTTGAGCTCGCCGATCAGCTCATCAAACTTCCTGCTGGCAGTCGTCGCCGCGTCGGGCTGGTTGGCCGCCGTGCTGGCCGCCGTCGCCGCTGTGGCGACTGCTGCAGACCACTCCTGCCGAGCCGCTGCCAGCTCCGCGCTGGCCTTGTCGAGTCGTGCCGCGTAGGCGTCCGCCCGCGCCTGCTGGTCCGCCGCTGCCTGCTGGTCGATCTGCTGCACCTGCTGCGTGGCCATTAGATCGATCTCGGCCCTGATTGCGTCCGCATCGAGCGAGCTGTCGAGATAGGCCATAATGTCGACGATGCCGCTCGACAGCCACGCCTGTGTCTCGGCCCACATCCGCCGCACCCCTGCGACAGCCTGCCCGAACACGTCCAAAAATCCATTCCGCCATGCGTACCACTGATCGGAGATGGCTGCAATACCCTGAGCCCATGCCACATCGAGACTCGCCCAGAACACGCCAGCCGCCGCCGCCACGTCGCCTGCCGTGAGTGCTCCCATGATGCTGGACAGCGTATCGGAGACTGCTGAGCCCAGCCCAGCGAAGGGCTGCAGCATCAGCCCGATGGCGTCGTAGGCGCGGCCGAAACTGGCCACCAGTGTCTCGCCCACCAGCGTGGCCAGCGTCTGTATTGCCGGCCATGTCGCCATCACCATGTCGATCATCTGCGAGAGATACGGCAGAACCGCCACCGCGATGATGTTGCTCGCGTTTCGCAACGTCGCGACCAACCCCTGCCATTTGTCGTCGAAGGCCGCCGCCGCTGCCGCCTGCTCGCCGCTGATCGTCATGCCGAGCTTGTCGGCCTCGGCCATCAGGGCCCGGATGCCGCCGGCACCGTCAGCCATCATCGGCACCAGATCCGCTCCGGATTTGCCCAGCAGATCCATCGCCACCGAGGCCTGCGCCGCCGGGTCCTGAATCTGGCTGATGCCCTGAGCCACTGCGAGGAATCGATCCTCGACCGGCATGGCCAGCAGCTGCTCAGCAGATAGCCCGACCGAGGCGAGAGCAGCTGCCGCCGACTTACTGCCGCCCGCTGCCTGCGTCGTGATGTCGCCCAGCTTGCGCATGCCCTTCTCGACAGCCTCGAGATTCGCCCCGGATTGCTCTGCAGCATACCGCAGCTGGCTGAGCGCCTCAGCGCTCGCACCAGTCCGCTGTGCGATGTCGTCGATCCCCGCAGCAGCCTCAGAGAATCGCCACACCGAGGCCGCCGCCGCACTCATGCCGGAGACGATCAGCCCGATGCCGCCTGCGACCGCAGCCGTGCCGAGTGATGCGGCGATGCCCGCCACGCCTTTGGCTGCACCTGCGAGTCGAGTCGTGAGTGTGGCCAGCCCCCGCTTGAGCGGGGTATCGTCGACGAAAATCTTGACGAAGGCTCTGGCCGCCTCGATCGCTCTACTACTCGCCACTCAGCACCTCCGGTCCGTATCCTGCCAGCCACTGGATTTCACCCGGCGCGTGTTGCGCCATCTGAGCCAGCAGCACCTCGCGACCCGAGGGCTTGCGCCGCTCGCTGTCGCCGAAAAAGTCCTGCCACGTCCACACTCGATCAGACCGCTTCGTCCGCTGCACATTGTACATCGCCGCCGTCAGTGACCCGAGCCGCTGAGACTCCAGCCGCTGAGACTGATGCACAGCCCACAGAGCTTGCCTCAGTGTCAGCGGGCCGAGATCCAGATGCGTCATGCACTGCAGCCGTGTTAGCCATTCATCGGGGCCGCTGCAGTCGATGCCATCGAGTTGATATCGAGGGCCTCCACCGCCGCCTCGATCTGCTCGCTGATCGCCCTGCGTGCCTCCGCCTGAGCTGCCTCGACCTTTGCCAGCAGATCCTGCAGCCCGGCTTTCATCGGGCTGCCCTTGGGGAAAAAATCGGCGAGGGCCTCCAGCAGCGCAGTCGATGCCTCCTCGTGCGTCGAGCCGTCCGCCGCCTCCATCAGTGTGGCCGACGGAACTTGCTCGATCGCTCCGAGGATTTCGTAGATTAGCGAGTCATCCAGCTGGATTGCTGCGAGAAACTCACTGAGTCGCTGCGGGTTGTGGGCCATCTCCAGCACATCCCACTCCGTCGAGTCGAGGATGCGCTGGCGTGCTGCGATGCTGATCCGGACCGGGTGCACCTTGCCGGCTGTGTCACGATACTGAGCCATCTCCCGTTCCTCCGGTTGTGGTTGCTGGTTCTGACTGCTGCTGGCCGCCCCCGACCACTGCAATCACCTTGAGCTTCACCGTGCTGGTGGTGCCGTCTGCGTTCGTCACCACCACCTCGTCGACTTGTCCGAGTACCACTGCCATGATGTCCTCCTCAGCTTGAGACTGTGCTGTAATTGCTGGCGTAGGAATTGTCCGCAGCCTTTGCGATTTCGATCGCCACCTTCACTGTGTCATTGTCGGGCCGGGTTTCGTTCCACGACTTAATGCGACCCTCGATGCGGAACACCACTTGGCCGACGTCCGCAATCGCACCGCTGGCCAGTGCGTAGTGGTGCACCGTGCCGTTGACATAGGCCGACCGCATGGCCGCGTATGTCGTGCCCGGAGTCCCGCGTTTAAACAGCATGTTTGCGCTGATGGTGTACTTCGGCTTGCCTGTATGCTCGGTGATCTCGGCATCGCCCCGGCAGTTGGATTCCACCGCTCGCCGCTCGCTGCTGATGGCGTCGTCGATCACCACGGGAATCTCTGTCAGTGCTCCGGCACCGCCTAGGGTGGCGGAGTAGAAAAGTTTGCAATCGTCGCCCAGCACTGAACCGTCTGCTGCGTTTGGCATTATTGAAAGGCCCTTTCAAGGTAGTACGGAATCTTGGGTTCGATGATGTTGTAAGCCGGCCGCATGAATGGCCGGCGCTCCTCCAGCTGCTCGATCGTTGCCAGTCCGCCCGCAGCTGTGCGGACCGTTTTCTTGTACAGCTCCGGGCCGACCACGACGTACTGCTTGTCGTCGCTGATCGCATAGAATAGCCGCTCTTTTAGCGGGCTTGGCTGCATGTGCAATAACGGCACCTTGCCGGGCTGTGAGATCTTGTCGGGCCGCCGCGGTTTGCGGGCCGTGTAGCCCTGCTGCGATGCCAATCGATACCACTCCTGCCGCTGGCGGAATCGCTCGAGCTCCTCGGGCGTGAGCTCGCTGAGTTTCTTTTGCGCTGCCCTCTTGAGTGAGCGCCGAGCCACCTTGCGAATCGAGCCGCCGACCACGTCGAAAAACTTCGCCTGCCGCTCCGTGATGCCGAGCTCGCTGCGGACCGTGCCGTCTGGCCGCCGCGTAAATCGCATCTTCATGTTCATGCGGAACCGAATGCTCTGGCTCATGATCGATTCCCCACGGATACAGCCCAGACACTCTCGATCACGCCTACAAAGACTTCCATCTGGTCGAGGATCTCGCCGTCGCATGTCGTCGCGATCGAGACCGACCGCCGCCGTGCTGCGACATTGCCGGACAGTGTCACCTGCCGATACGTTGCCGACGTCCGCAGATGATCACAGAGGCCCTCGAGCAAATCCTCGTAGGTGTCCGATGCTGCGACTGCCTCGGCTGTGCAGCGCACCGTCAAGACGATCGCGATCGTGATGTCCTCGCTGACGTCGCCACGGTTGCTGGTATCCTCGACTCGTGGGCATATCACCGTCAGGAATCCCTGTGTGTCGCTCACCTCGTCAATGATGGCTGTGTAGCTCCGCCGCCTGCTGACTGTGATGCCAGCCGGCAGTGACGGGTAGGCCTGCAGTTGTGTGACCAGTGCTGCCGCCAGTGTCTGGATACGCGCTGCCATCAGTCGCGCTCCTTCGTGTGGATGCGGAGATATCGCCGCTCTGGGTCGTGATACTGCCAGAGCTGCGAGCTCGGGCCGAATGGCATGACCCTGTATGTGATGTCGTCGACTGTGATGGTGTCGCCCCGCTGCGGAGTGACCATGGTGCCGCTGATGATCAGATCCGCAGCGAGGACGATCCAGTCCGTCGAGCGATCCCCGACCCGCACCGCCTGGTACGTTTCGGACCGCTCCCATGTCGACTGGCCTCGCACCGCTGTCAGCTCGCAACTGTTGGCACCACGCGCGAACGTCGCCGCCTCACCCCGCACTCGGAATGATGCCGCTTGCGCTGCTCGCTGTGCTGCTTGAATTGCTGTGACCACGGGGAGACCTCAGAGTAGAGAGCCCACTGGCCGGCCCCCGGAGGAAAGGCCGACCAGCGAGCGGGGCATGACGATCAGGACAGCAGCGCTTCTGTGCTGCTGATGGCATCGGTGACGACGATCGGAATTCCTTCGTACTCGGTCGGGCGAGGCGCTGGCATCCCGGTCGGGCTGTAGGTTGTCCGGCTCACCTGCAGCTGCCGCAATGATCGGCGATTCAGGCAGATATGGGTGGGCTGATCACTCGCCGGAAACAGGGCCAGAGCCCGTGCCAGCAGGGTGTCCGTGAGACCCTTGCCGCTGTCCTCCGTGAGGTTCGCGATGCGGGCCACAGCGTACTTGCTGCCGATCTGCACACCGAGATGGCCGCCGGCATCTCGCACCATGGCCACCATCGACTTGCTGTTGCTGCCGAGCACGACAGACTCGAAGATTTCGCCAACCGTGAAGTTGATGTTTGGGCTGCTCAGCGACTGGTCGCCGGCACCCACCAGAGCCACGGATGCGTCGTCCGGCGTCGATCGCAGGAACCACACCGAGCTGCCTGTGGCTGCAGTCGAGCCGGCTGCGTTGATGACCAGCGCGTCGCTGGCTCCGTTGTAGTTGGCGCTGTCAGCGAGACCGAGGAATCCGTCCGCACTGCCGCCCACGGTCCCGTTGAAAAATTGCTTCTCCAATGTGAACAGGGCTTCACGGATCTGTCGGGCCGTCCGCTGATTCATCCAGGCTTCGGCGCCAAATCGATAGGCTCGGCAAGCCGCCGCGTCCTCGATCACCTTGCTGTCGATGTATTTCAGGTCGATGCTGGTCTGTGTCGAGATGCTGGCCGTGTAATCAGCACCCGCGTTGACAGCCCGGAAGCCGATTACCGGGGCCGTCGTTTCGACGTTGAACTTGTGCACCGTGCCGTTGCTCGACTGCATCGCGTGCAGCGCTCGCAACACCGGGGCCTTGTTCAAGATGTCCGTGATTTCAGCCGGGTTCACGTCCAGCGAGTTGAAGCGAATCAGCTCGTTCAGAGTGCTCAGTGTGTCCGCCATGGTCGTCTACTCCTCAATTCTTGCGTGCTCGGAATGCCTCGGCCAGACTGCGTGGCACCGTGCCACCAATCGCCACCGGCGTCGTCTCACCCTTGACCGCCTCGGCCATGCTGGCCGCCTGCTGCTTGAGCTGGGTCAGCTCGGCTCGCAGATCCTGGATCGTGCCCTGCAGTGTCTGCAGATGCGATGCCTGAGCCGCGCTGAAGTCCATCCCGTCGCGGAACATCCGGGCACCCTCGGCATCACCGAAGGCTGTCATGTAAGCCGCCAGATCCGGCTGCGTGGGTGCCTCCTGCACTGTCACCGGCACCTCTGCCGCTGCAGCTGCTGGCTGCTCCCCTGCCGCCGCTGGCTGCAGCGTCTGCTTGTTCATCGTGTCCTGTCCTTGCTGTGACCGGATGGCTGCGAGCACATCGTCGAGCGATCCGATCTGATCCACCAAACCGAGGCCAGCAGCTTCGGCTGCCGACCACCACCGACCGTCGGAGACGGCCGCCACCTGCTCACTCGTCATGCTCCGACCGCTGCCCACATCGGCCAGAAATCGGGCATTCATCTCGTCCACCTTGCCCTGCAGGAATGCCTGCTGGTCCGGCGTGATCTCTTCGCCTGGCGCTGCGATGCCCTTGTAGGCTCCGCTGGTCAGCAGCACCGACTTGAGGCCCGCATCTGCGTAGGCCCTGCTATAGTCGATCACCTGCCAGTATGTGCCGATTGAGCCGACCTCGGAGTCCTTGCTGGCCCAAATGCTCCCGGCCTGTGATGCGATGCGATAGGCCATCGAGCAGCCGCAGCCGTTCACACTGGCCACAACCAGTGTCCGCTGGGCCAGCTCGTTCACGGCATCGACGACAGCAGTGCCGCCATCGACCACGCCGCCGGGGCTGTCGATCCGCAGAACCACAGCGCGGGGCGGTATCTCCAGCAGCTCCTTGAGGCCCTCGAGGATGCTGGCGTAGTTCGAGCGGAATGGGCTGCTTTTGGTTTTGAACAACGGGCCCACAACCGAGACGATCGCTATCCCGTCCTCGGTGTAGCTGACTGGCGTCGAATCTTGAAAGCCGAGCATCTCGGCCCACATATCGTAGATGCGGTCGTCGATCCGCTCCGGGTCCATGTCGCCTCGAGGCCTGCCGGCCTTGGCCGCCATCCTGTGCTCATAGGCCTGCAGCCACCGCATGTCGATCTGCCATCCGCGATTCATTGCACCGCCTCCAGTCGCACCATTGCCGCATTGCTCCATGCCTGCAGATAGCCGAGGGATGCGAGCTCCTCGCGCTCCTTGGCGATCTCTCGGCAGTTGTCCAGATAGTCGCCAAATCCCCATGTGTCGCACACGTCCTGCATCGACTGAAGCCCTGCAGCGACCGACCGCAGTGCCACGTCGAGCTCTTCCTGTGGCTTCCAAAAGGCTATGCCCCTCGGCACCCATCGCCACTGCAGATCAGAGACCAGCTGGCCGCCCGGTAGGCTGATCTCGCCCGTGCCACCGAAGTCGACAGGCAAGGCCCATTTCAGCAGCAGCCACTGGGTCAGCCGCTTGTGGAGTCGTTCCTGTGTCTTGCGTCTGGCGTGGCAAGCGCGCTCGAATAGATTCCACGCGCCTCTGCTGCCGCTGTAGTTGGTCCAGCTTTCGTCGAAGAATGAATAGGGCAGATCCAGCGACTTCAATGCGATCTGAAGACACAGCTTCAAAAAGTCTTGCGTTTGGCTGGCTGGGTTGCCGCTTTCGATCGCCTTGACGTCCTCGCCTTCGTCGAGATCAAACACCGCCGGGCCTTGCCCGAAATCAAGCACCCTCGCCGATGCGTCCTGCGAGCCATCCTGATCGTTGTCTGAGTCGAAGGCCTCGGCCTCGGGCTTGCGACTGAATGCAATCCCGAATAGCTGATCCAGCTTGATCTTCGCCCTCATGTGATCAAATGTCTCATCGACGTCGCGGAACTCATTGAGCGCTGCGACGATTGGAGACTGTGGCCGGATCTGGTTTGGCCTGCCCTCAAACTGGCAGTGCTGCCAGACGTTGCTCTGGCGGATGATGCGGTCGCCGCGTGTCCCTGTGAGCGGATCTTCCTCGGCAAAATTCCACGCAACCACCCGACCGTTCCGGAGCTTGGCCCCGTTGATCCATTGCTTCTGGTCGTTGCGTCCGTAGGCTGGCGACCGACAGAATGCGCCCTCGACCAGCTGTAAAGTCCAGTCGCTCTGCTTGACCAGAAAGCAGTCGCCGGCCAGCAGCTTCTGGGCCTCAGCCACCCTGCGGATGTCGTCCCAATCCATGCGCCCGTAGGTGTCGATAGCTTCGGGCTCGGTGTCTCTGGCCATGAGTTGCTTGAGCGCCACATCGAGACCGCGATCGCCAGTCCGTGGCTGGAAATCCCACAAACAGCAGTAGTCCAGCGTCCGCCGGATGGCCCACGCCAGCAGCCCCATATTGCGCCACACGTCCAGGGCGTTGGCTGCGAGGGCCTCGCGTCGCCGATCGTTGAGAAGACTATCCTCCAGCCGCACCTTGGCTGTGGCCGACCGCCGGCGATTGCCGGGGTTGAGTGCCTGATAGGTGGTGTCCGTCGTGCCGGGACTGGTAGTGCTCACCGCATCACCTCCGGCTCATTACGACGTTGATAATTGGCGACCGCCGCCGCCTTGTGCCGGTCTGCTCTTCGAGCTCCCGCAGCTGCTCTTTGATCACCTGCAGATCAATCGTCGTCGATGCGCCGTCGCGACTGTCCGACGTCACGCCGCTCTGCAGCGTCTGTCTCAGTCTGGCGATAATCTGTGCTGTGGTTTCACTCATGCCCGCAGTCTGCGGGCCGCCTGCTCAGTCGTCAACGGGCGAAACAGGATCGCCCGATTTCAGCTCGCAGATATACGACCGATCCACTCGGTACTGGCCGCAGTTGAGGCAGCTGGTCCGCCGCAGCAGTACCGCCGTGTAGGGCCTGCCCTCGGGGCTGATGCCATCGCCGTCGATCCGCTGCGGAGCATCGCTGTACTCTGCCCGCTCTGTGCTCTGGCATGTGGGGCAGTGTGAGACCCTCACGTCCACGACTACGCGGTCCCTGGTTTTGCTGCCCTTGGGTCTGCCCGTTTTTCCCTCGCTCATGTCCTCACCTCCGTTCGTCGTTTGATTCGCCGCCGTCGCTTCTGCTCCGTGGCCTCACTCACCTCTGGCACATTGCAGCCCAGCACAGAGGCCAGCACCAGACAGCCGACTGAGCTGTCCAGCCAGTGATTCTCTGCCCCGACTCTCAGCCGCCACTCCATCACCGTCCGGCCTCGGCCCTCGGTCTGGGTCGCATACTCGCTCGTGAGGTGCTCGGAGTAGAGCCGATGCATCCCGTCGTAGAGCGTGATGGCTCCGGCATGGCCGATCCTCACAGCCATCTGGTCATGCCATGCCGTTTTCCAGTAGTTCACGTCTGAGAGGCAGTTGCGAATGTCGCCGGCTGCCTTGCGCTTCACGACCACCCAGCCGAGGCCGACTCGTGAGCCGGGGTCGTACTTGCGTTCACTGATGGGCTTGTCTGCCGCTCGATAGCTCTGGCCCATGTACGCCAGCAGTTGCTGCCTGTGGTTGCTGCGACTGAGTGCCGACTTCACCAAATCCGTTTTCCATCGGGCGTCGAATGCCACCAGCTCGGGCGTCATGTGGCCGCCGTCCTCGCTCCGCCAGTCCTGAGCGAATAACCATTCGCAGAACTCCGTTATGCCTTGGCTGAGAGCCGCCATGTCTCCGGCCTGCGGGTACTTGTGGCTGAGCCTCTTACGCGCTTCCTTGAGCGTGAAATACGGATCGTCCTGCTCTGGAAATGTGCCGTATCGCATGACGTGCAGAGAGCCGTCCTCACGGGCCGCCGCCACCGTGTAGTACAGCAGCGTTTGCTGGACGTCCACCATGGCCACCAACTTGTGAAACCCCTTCGGTGCCACGCCTCGAGGCAGCTTCACGCGCCGGCTGTCGGCGATGTCCTGGGCTGTGAGCCATGTCCGGCTTTCGTTCTCGTCCTTCTGTGGCTCGTTCTGCAGCTCCGAGAAGAATCCGCTCCGGCTGCGATAGTACCACTCCATCCCATGCTGAAGAGCCGAGATCTCGCCGCTGCTCGCACTGTACCGTGCCGGCCATGCCACCTCGCTGCCGGAGTCCATGGCCGCCTTGTGGTCGCGATAGAACCGGGTCGCGTCGCGGATGTCGCCGTGCTCGCGTAGCGATGCCGCTCTGATGTCGCCGTATTGTGACCACAGCTGCATGGCCGCGTCGTCCGGCATCTGGCGGATGAATGCCCGCCGTATCCCGCACCAGTCCGGATTGATTTCGCGATTGAGCAGTCTGTCGGCTGCGTCGTCGCTGCGGATCACAGTGCACGTTACCAGCGCGCAGAATGGCGTGTCCGGGCCTCGCATCCCCACGAGATCATTCTGGATGACCTCCGTTCTGCCGTGGCATTGGATCGCAGACAAGGCCGACTCGCGGGTCTGGAAGTCGTCGCACAATAACATACTGGGCCGGATGACTCGACCGTCTGGTAGTGTGTGCAGCGCACCGCGCACCGCCTCCATCAGGCCGCTGGCTGTGACGATCGCGCCCGTCCCCGCGAATCCGTCCAGCGTGGCGAATACTGCCGTCTTGGTCGAGATCTGAATGTTAGTGTTTTGCCCGCGATAGAGCTGGCCCTTGGCTCGGTTGCTGATCCCCTCGAGCTTGCGGATGGGATATGCCACTTCCGGCCAGAGATCGTAGAGCATGGGATTGTGCGACCACTCTGTGACGATGTCTCTGAGCAGCTTTTCAGCCTTGCCGGCGTTGGCCGCCGCGATCATCGAGAATGGGTGCAGCCGGCGGACAATCGCCCAGATCATGGCCCGCATGATGATCGTCGACTTGCCCGTGCCGCGTGGCATACCAACAGCGCGGAATCCGCCCCGCTCGATGACTCGCTGCAGCTCCTCGATCAGCACCAGATGGTCGTCACACCAGCCGAGCCGGAAGGCCTGCGGGAAGCACCGCTCCAGAAACGTCCGCAGATCCGCCTCGCACGCCTCGCGCAGCACCGGATCGCCGACTGGTGGGATGTCCCCGATGTCTCGGGCTGAGTTGCTGACCTGCTTGGACCGCTCGGCCGCCTTGGCCTTGAGCCTCTCGTAGGCTGCCGTGGCCCGGTCGCGCACCTCGTCCGCTGATCGCGGGGCCGCCGCTCGCCGCTTGCGTGGGGCTGTGGCCGTGCTCACTGGCTCCGGAGCCTCTCGAGCTCCGCCGCGATCTGTGCTGGTGTTGCGCCGCCTCGCCATCGTGCCACCGGCATCCTGTCAGATTTTCGCACGAGCCACACCGTCGGAATCGACGTCACCGCCGGCACCGTGACCGGCTTGCCTCCGGATTGTACCACACGGGCCCGCCAATACTCGGGGCTCTTGTCCATGTCAGTCTGTGTGACCGGCAGCAGCTGCTCGACCTGCGGGAGTGTGCTGGCCTTGTACCGCTGGCAAGGACCGCACCAACTGGCAGTGAAGAGGACAGCGTAGTACTCCTCCTCGGCCTGCTCCTCGAAGGGTGCCGGCTGTGGCTGTGCGACCGACACACGGAATCGCCATTCGTCCGCGATCAGAAGGGCCATTGCCGCCAGTGCTGCGATCATTGTGCTACCCCTGCAATCGGACACACGGCATCATCAAACACCGCTTTCCGTCCACGCAAAACTCCGTAGCCCTTGTCGCCCCATGTCGGGCCCCAGCTGTTGACCACTCCCCAGCAGAGCTCGCCGTCGAGGATCAGGGCATCGACGATTGTGATCTGATGGCCCCACCAGTTGAAGCCGGCTGAGATCGGGTAGCCCGACAGTACCATGGTCGCCGCCTGCATCATGTTCCGTGGCTGCACCTCGATCCAGTCCGTCGCTCTGTACTTGCGGGCCGCCAGCTGGTTGCCCTGCGTGGCATAGCGTCGCTCGATCGCTCGCTCTGGCCAGTATTGCTGGGGGACTGCACCGTGCTCTTTGAGCCACTTGAGGGCGTCGCCGCCCCAGCCGCCGACGTTGCGATAGCCTTTGATCGGGGCCGCCACCGATGCGGGGCTGAGCCTCACCGGCGTCTGGTTGGCCCTGAGGATGGCAAGCTCGAGGCAGTAGACCGTGGCGAAGGCCCAGCAGTAGTTCGTGCTGCCCTGATCTTTACAGCCCCAGTCGTGCTGCCGGATCATGTCGGAGATCCGGCTCTTGTATTTCTCAGCGTCGCGGATCGAGGCCTTGATTTCGGCCATCGTCATTGTGCGCATGCTGGTCGGGTATGGCATGGCCGAGCTGCCGTAACCGAAGCCGCCGGCGTTGGGTCGGTCCGCCATGTCGAGGCCTCGGGAGCCTCCGGCCCAGACTGACTCGGGCGTCGAGTCGTCGATGATGATCGCTCCTGACGGGATGCTGCTGCTGCTCACTGTTGTCCCCTCGCTGCCTTAAGAGCCTGCAGCAGCTGGGGCTGCGACTCGATCGGGACGACCGTGGCATCCGTGCCACGGACAATCACCGCTTGTGGTCCGTCACTCAAATCCGCCCTGACGTCCTGCCAGAGCTTCTGCCAGATGGCCGGCGCTGAGTCGAGCCCGTCCGACTCAATGGCCGACCGATCCCAGAGCCTCCACTCTGCCCTGCCCGCATCCTGCACACAGTTGGCATCCAGCCACTGCCTCACCGCCTGTGAGTTGACGGCCTGCAATGCCGCCGGCGGCGCGTCCTGATCCACCAGCAGCAACACCCGCAGATCCGCGTCTGCCGGCTGTGGTGGCTGTGGCGATGGCCCCGGCCCAGGGGGAGGATTGGGCGCAGAGCCATCGACCACCAGCTGTACAATCTGCCGCTCTGCTGGGTCAGCGAATCCATACGGCACCACCACCAGAGTGACATTGCCGGGGGCGTGAGCCTCGATTGAGTAGATCCACGGATCAGAGATCCGACGTGTCACAATCTGCCCGTTGCTGCCGGCAAATCTGCCGCGATAGACTGCGGTCTCTCCCTGCTGCAACTGCTGCTCTGTGATGCTGATCACACCCTCCGGGATTGCGATCAGCAGACACTGGCGCTTGCCGGACACCAGCAGCCACTCCTCGGGCCTGATCCGTATGGGGCCCGGCGCCACGTCCTGTGGCTGTGGAGTGACCGCTGGCGCTGGCGTTGGAAAGACCAGCGCCGGGTCATCGAGCAGCAGCAGCAGACAGAGGGTGAGCAGCGCTGTCATGTGTCGTCACCTGTGTCGACTCGCTGAGCGCTGAACCCGGCAGACTCGACCACGCTGGCCGGCTGTGCCAGGCAGTCCGCGATGGTTGCGTCTGCGATCTGTTCTGCCTCGAGCCGGCTGATGCGATGACCCTGGCGTCTGGCCGCCTTTGTGGCCGCGCTGGTCATGCGTCGCTTGAGCCGAGCCGGGTTGCGCAGCTGCATCGTTCGCACCCGTGACTGCACCTGCTCGGGGGTCACATCGTCGTTGTCGAACAGGCACTTGAGCGCCTCGGTAATGATCGGCACCAGCAGCGTCACCCATGCGAATCCGTAGGGCCCATCGGCTGTCGGCATCTGCTGAGCCACGCGCTCAGCTGCGTTCTGGATTTCGTTCGGCATGTGTACTCCGTTGCAAATGTTGAGATTATCCCCGCAGTGAGATTATCGCCGCCGGGAATGGTTTGCAAGCAAAACAAGAAAACTCAGGCGGAAAATATGGCACTTCCGAGGTTGCCCGGGAAA